TCTTCATGACGTGCAAGTCCCAGACCGCAGATTCGTCCAAGTCCCCGGTGCGCCTCAAGAGCAGGGCGTAGCCTTGTACATCCTTGCCCACGGCTTCGAGCACCTCTCGATCTAGGCTCTTCTCCTTGGCCACCCAGGACTTCCCGTCTTCGCTCTTTTTGTTCGAGCGCTTGAAAGAGGCTATCGCTATCGCCCAAGGAGACTCGATACCCTTCGTGCCCTTTAGGCCATCCGCGTGGGCTGCAATAGCATTGGCCTGCGTAAGAGTGAGCTTTGCTCCGTCTAGCTCCTTCAAATTTTCGGGGATTTCGCCTATACTCGAGTATGGCATCTTTATCGCCTGTACAGTTGCGTGATGTGAAAGTGAGCATTAGCCGCCGCATTCCTAACGGCCCTGGCCGCCGCCATTCTTTCTGCTGCCCAACACCCTTGGGCGCCATCGACAAATAGGTGCCCATTGGCACCTGCCACAGGGTCGCTGCCATCGAATGTCACGCGCACATCTGCCCCCTCCAATGTCCAGAAGGCATGCGTCGCCTCGCGGTTCAAAGCAAAGGGCAGAACCGGAGCCGCCACGTCGTTGACTACGGGATGGTAGTCGTGTACTCTCGGAACGGGAACCAGGTTGATTTCATTGGCCGAGCCCCTTACCAGGTTGGCCAGCCAGTTAGGCGTCGCCATAATCTCCCTCCAACATCAGGTTTACCGCTCCCACACTCACGCCCAGGGCCTTGCCCGCCTCGACCTCCAGCGTTTCCAGATCTGGAACCACGCGCAGCACCTCTAGTTCTTCCAGGCATTCCCGGTCGTCTCCCCACAAGCTCTTGGCCGACGAGACCAGACCGTCGATGGCGACGTCGATCTTGTCCCGCTCCCCCAATTTGTAGGCCCTGCGTGTCTCGCCCCAGGCCACAGAAAGGTGCGTGAACTCGACGGGGATGGCCTCATATCCAATGTGCTTCTGTGGCTCTTTGACGTAGGCCAGGGTCACGTGTGGCGTGTAGCCGTGGTTCTTGGCTACCAGGATGCCAACCTCCTCTTGCAGATAGCCCACCAACGCTTCTCTGAACGTGGGCAGTCCCGAACAATCCACCAAGGCCACGTAGGGAATGCCATCCTCTTCATTTCCAAACTGTGCTGTGCCAGTGATCGTCGCTGCCAACGGCTCAAGCCTGGATGCAAATCGGCGCACCGCCGCACATAGAAAGGGCAGATCCTCTTCTAAGTGGTCTCCCAGGTAAGCCAGGGTCATATGCAAATCCCCCGGCTCTGTGGGGACTTCTGCCTTCAGTTGTTCTTGCACCCGTTGCAGAGCCTTTGCCGGTTCTGCCGGGACAAAACACGCAACCATGACGCCGGGCATTTCCATTCCTTGCTAAACACAAAAAGGGCAGACATCGCTACAAGCAAGCGATGTCTGCCCTTGGATGCTGAATCTTTTCAAAAGATTCAGTAAAGTGTCAAAGCTAGACTTCTCCTCAGTCGGACTCTTTCTCCGATTCTGAGGGGACTTGTTCAGTTTTTAGAACCACCTCGAAGCATTGCCGGTGATACAGCGCAATGCCGCCAGGTGACCAACACACCCGCATTATACCACGTTCTGACTCTTTTTGCAAGCGCCTTAATCTGGCAACAAGCTGAGCCTCGTGGCGTTCCAAGGGAATAGGCTTCTTGGTGCTAGTCATTTGGGCCTCTTGGCAATCCGCTCCATTAGGCAAACCCCCAGGGCTTTAGGGTATCCGCAATGACCTTCTCTATTTCCTTTCCAACCCGGTTGGCTACATCGTTAGGCTTGGGCCAGTCGTTGTGCATGGGGATGGCCTTTTGCTTGGCGTTTGGATCGTCCTGCTGCACCAATTCATTGTAGGGCGCCTCGGATGGATCCGAGTACACCTCGACATACAAACCCTCTTTGTCCTGTAACAACTTTGAAACCGACCACGAGCGTTCCAGGTTGCCCGTGCGCAGGTAGGGAATCTTGATTGTGCCCGTCCGTATGCCCGACATCACAAATGCGCGCTGCTTGGCAGAGTAGAACCCGCCTGGCTCCGGCCCCGCATGGTGCTTGGTGCCCGGGGCCTTGGGCGGGGGCGTGGACAGCTCGCGCTGCAAGACGTGGCCTGCCCGCATCAGGGCTTGCTCGACGATGTTCATAAATTCTTTGATGTCAGGCTCTGCACCTTCGTCAATCAGATCGTAGGGCATTTCAAGTTTGTTCTTGAAGAAGGCTCTCTATTTCTTCAAACTTTATCCAGGCTTGGCGGTATTTTTTCAACAGAGTTTCCTTTTCTGTACCCTGCGATTCGCGCATTCGATGATACAGAATGTACGCTTCATCCAGGAACTTGTTGTACTCTTTTTGTAATTCACTCATCTCTTCTTGTTCCCTCCAAGAGACCACGCACTTTAGCCAGGCTCAATCGCTGCACTCGCTGTAGGCCCTCTGGTTTTGCCCGGCTGTCCAAAAGTGCATACGTATAGAGAGCCTGTCTGCGCAGAACGTCTGGCTTCCGTCTGCGGGACGTCCTAGACACCTCATATTCCAGCTCTTGAATCCGAGCTTCTATCTGTGGCTCATGCTTCTGAAGATATTTCTGGTCATCTTGAACTCGCATGACTTCATGAGCGCGCCGAATCTTCTTGAGATTATCGGACCCCCCGCTCTTTTCGTCCAGAGCGTGATAATGTCTAGCAGCAATGACATGTGCCTTATCTGCCGCTGAGGGATGAATTGTCCAGGTCTTGCTCCGCCCATCCCATTTTTTCATTGAAGAAGCAATATTGTCCCTCAAATCTTGAACAAATTCTGCATTGTAAGGCGAATGGATAACAAGGCTTCCGTTATCCATTGTACGGGTAGTAGCAATTTCTTTACTCAAGTCCTTCGCAATGACCTGACGAATTGCTGCTGTTGCACCTGTAGCAAGAGACATAGCAGAAGTCTTAGGAATTGATCCGCCACGCATACCTGGCCTGCCTGCATGGCCCCAGTTGCCTGAACCAGGACCGCCCTTTTCAATCACCTGCATGGGTGCAAACCCTTGGAACCAGGCGCGTATTTTGTCAGTGTCGTTCATATCGTACCTCCTTGCTGCAAGAGACAATCTCGCAGTGGGCTGTTGTTTAACTCGTAGCCCAGGCGGGCATTGTCCATGTGCCATTCGAACATGGGTTGCCACATATCACGATGGGCATTGGTCTTACCATGACACTCGAAGCAGAGCGTAACCAAATTCCAGGGGTTATTGTTCTTCTTGTCATAGTCTATGTGATGACAAGCCAATAGGGCGGCCTCTTCCCCGCATAGGAAACAACGGACCCTGTCACGCTTTCGGACTTGGGCTTTTAAACGGTCGTTGAACTCGGGGCCATAAGGTTCAAAAGAAAGGCCGCCTTGCCAATTGGGTGCATTCTCACCAACTTGGTACACACTTTGACAAGCACGAGAGCAAAAGGTGCCCCAAGTCTCATTCTCAATGTCGCGGCGGTCGCGGGATTCAAACTTCTTGCCACAGACTATGCAGACAAACGTCTTGTGCACTGCTTTGTTCCATCCTGGATGGCTTTTTCCTTTTTGCACAGACCCGAGCCAGGCTCCACGACATTTACGAGAACAAAAGCGACGGATGTCTTTTTGAGCAGCGTTGACAGAAAACATCTTCCCACAAATTTCACAAGTAATCTTTACACGAGGTCCTTCTGCCTTTCCCCTTCGCCTACGCCCGCTATCCAATACAGCACAACTCTTTGAACAATACAAAGCCTTGTGTATTCTAGATGGACGAACATAGAACTGCTTGCCGCAAACCTGACAGAATTTATATGCACCACTTCTGGTTTTACCCACTAAGATATCCCTTCTATATGTTGATATGCGCTAAAGAATATAGCGGACCAGGCAGTAACACCCAGGATGATAGGAAGGCAACATATGCCCCGAAGGGAAGGGCTGATCTATCGAGATCCATCCAGCTGCCGCATTAAGGTCACAGACTCCTGAGGGACACGACCTCGCAACATCGGCACGTACACTCGACTTGTATTTCATATTCGCGTACTTTGCTGTCCTGTCAGCGGAGATTGACCATAAATTTGTATTCTCACTCACCGCTATCTTCTTTGCCCTTGCTGCGTCGAACCACGGTTGCAACGACGGCTCCAGCTCAGAGAACGGTAGCTGCCCACTGGCAATCTTCTGTCGGATGTCATCCAGCGCTTGCATCCTCGACCGAACAACACTCTCTGGACCATCCAACTTGACCAGTTTGAACATTTGCTCGTCGGCTACCTCACGGGCAATCAAATTCAATTGATCGAACGAGACTTCCAGGCCCAGACTCCTCCCTCCGGCCAGGGCAGAAGCAATGTAGGCATCGGTCACTTGCTCGCGCAGCTTGCTGCCCCACTCTGTCCAAAAGTCTGACCCCGGCGCAAGCGCGGCCGGGTCATTGGCCATAGTGGTCAGGATGGCCTGCTCCCACTCCTGTAAAAGTTGCGTGAAGAGCGGGGTCAGGTCTTGCCACCTACGAATGATGGGCACGAGCTGTCGGGCCAGGTCGGCGTCGATCTCCTGTGTGCCATCCACCAATGCCTTGGCCCTGGCCAAGAGCAAATCCTTGCCCACGTTCCAGTAGGGCCTGCGCACCTCGACGTGCCCGTCGGGCCAGCGAACGATGCCCGGCGTCTCACCCATCGCCTTGATGACATCGGTGGCGATGACTTCCTTGGGCGTCACGTAGCGGGCCGGGATGACCTTCTGCTCGGCCAGCATTTCCAATATCTGTTCTTTCTCTAGCAGGCGCTCGCCATCCGGGCCAGGCAGCCACAGCTCCTTGGCATTCTTGATGCGGGCGGCCTTGATCTGCTCAGTGGTCAAGTCTTGCTCGTCGTCCGGGGTATCGAAAAAGAACCTGATTCCCTTGGGCGTGATGCGGGACGCCCAGCGCTCGAAGGCAACGATGAACTCCGCCGGCCCTTTGCCCCTAGCCTTCGTGTGCTGTAACCAACTGGCGGCCTTGGTCGCCCCGTGAAACTCGACCTGGTACAGCTCCGCCACGTCTACCCCCGCATCTAGGGCGGCAACCTTGAAAAAGGACTCCAGCCACTCCCGCTCAGAGAAAGACTGCCAGACATCACGAAATGAGGTCCAGGAGACATTTGCCTCTTGCCCAAATCCATTCGACACGAACCAGAGGATGCCAGGGAACAACTGGCTGCCCTGCTGCTGGCGGGCTGCCTCGTACTCTGCAAACGCCTGCTCAACCTGCCCGCGTGTCAAGCCGGTGACTGTGACGATGCCTTCCGGTGGGGCATTCCCCACTCTCTCTTCCTGGTACTTGAGCAGATCGTCCCCGAGGCGGGCGTAGCGCAAGAATCGAGACAGGAAACAGAATCCCAGCCGCCTGCCGTTTTGGTCAGTCGTGGGCAAAGAGCAAGTGCGATAGAATTGGCCTCTCTTGAGGGCCTTCCATTCCTTGTTGTCCTGGAAGATCAGGGGATAAACTTTTCCATTGATGGGCACTGGCCCGGGGATGGTCTTGCGGGCATCCATGTGCCACAGATGGCGCACCTGGCCATCGGGATAGCTGTCTCTGCCCGTTTCCATTACGGACCCCTCGTCTGTAGACAGGTAGTCCATGTAGATCAGCTTGACAAATTGTGTCCAGCCCTCTTCGTCTGCTTCGGAGAACAACTCGTACCACTGCTCTAGCTGCTCTGCCGGGCCAACCAGGGACCAGCCCAGGCTTGCTACGCGGGATACCATCGTGAATAGGATGCCAGATAGGCGCGAATCACTGCGCCATACCCCTTCCAGATAGTCCGCGCGGCTGATGGGCGTCCCCCACATGGGAGCCTGCTGATCCACGTCTGAGAACCAGCGCATGTAGCGATAGGCCTCTTGGATGCCCACCACCCCACCCATCATGCTGGATGGGTCTTGTACTCGGTCCTGGACGGACCGGACATCCGCCTTTTCTACAACTGCAAGCTCATTTCCATTGTCGCTCATGGTTTCCTCAATCATTCTTTGCGCAAAGAATGTACCCACTCGTTGTCTCTGAGCACTTGTACAATGCCATAGGCCAAGCCAGCCACAATCTCTTCGTCGTGCTCGTTGCTCTTGCCCATATGCACCAAGATACCATGCAGGATCTCGTGCCATAGCATTGCCTCACGGGCTTGTGGCCCAAGAGCCTCTTCCAACCCGATTTCGCTCTGAGAATGACAGAACTGCCCATCTAGCTTCTCGTCGTCCTCTCGCAAGTCCTCGTAGAGAATAACACTGTAATCCAGTCCACCTATGCGAACTTTGCCCAAAGTGCTAAGTGCTCTCATGGCCTCACCAATTTCCCTATTACTACCGCATTGGCCTTCTTGTAGGGCGTATTGTACCGGATCATAGCAAGCTCTTTTTTGCTCACTTGTTTCCACTCATACTTACCCACCCGGTGCAGGAATCCTACCCAAGTCCAGGGCAGGAGTTCAACGAATGCATCTATCGCCTCTCGTCTGCGCCAAGGAAACGTCAAGAGTAACTGCCCTTTCGGCTTCAGGCAATAGAGCAACATGTTGTAGACAGCGACCAATGGCTTCCAGTTTTGACTTGACTTCTCGCCAACGTGCTCGATGGTCGAGATGCAAACGACAGCCTCGTACTTGTGCATCGGGCGCCAGGTGGCAATGTCCTCCTGGTACGTTACTGCTGAATGCCGTTCGTACTTGTCCAGGACATCGTGGCCCAGAGATCCCCAGTGAGCCAGGACATTTCCAACCTCGAGCACTTTGCCTTGCTGCCCGCCTAGCCAGCGCTGGGCTACGGGCAGCTCGACCATGCGGGCCAGCGGGGCGTCGGCGCGGGTTTTGTATTCTGTACCTCGGAATGTGAATGTGGGCATCAGCTACTCTTCTTGAGCTTCTTTTGGAATTACGCCACTGCCCCCTCTGGTATCTTTGGCGGTTTCCCCTCGTCAGTTACTTTGCCCCCCAACTTGTCTGCCAGAAACTCTGCTGCTGCCAGGTCGGGGTAGGGATGGTAGCCAGGAGTCCAGTTCAACAGCCAGACCTCGATCATCTGGTTTGCCACTTTTGCCATCTCTGGCACGGTGCTCTTGGCTTCCAGGTCGTCAATGGTAATGTCAATACTATCTACTCGAATGGTAGGCATCCTAGTACCTTCCTCTCGCCGCTTCATAGATGAACTTGAAGTAGTCCGGGTCTTTGCTGGCAAATTCAGCAGGGCGTTCCCAGAGATATTGAACGCCCATGCTGACGATCTCGGTTGAACCATGCTCGTATTGCTTACCCATGTAGGGATCCATAAATTTATCTACCTTGGCAACCTCATCAGAACGATAGGCCCGGATGCCTGTCACTGTACGCAGCTTCCTGGGCGCTTCCCCCACTGTACGACGGGCCAAAAAGGCTTGTGCTGCCTGACGCAATCCAGGTGTTCGATGTTCCAGGATGTGCCCCAACTCGTGCAGGGCCACCCAGGCCCCCACCTTGGTATTCGTGGCTATCGTGTCTTCCCCACTGGCCCAACCACCACGAGCACTTGTCTCACGCACCAGCTTGACGGGGCGGCTCTCAAATCCTGCATCGCCAGAGACTACCTTGTTGAACGCCTCCAGGCCCTCGCGTGCGTTCTTGGTCTTGCGCAACCGCCCCGTATTCAGAGAGAATTGGGCAGGCTTGGTGACATAGATGCCCATTGCCTGACGCTCTGCCTCTCTTCGTCCTTGTCTAAAAGCCTGAAACTCTTTGCTTATCGCGTCGGTTCTCTTATACAGGGGTTCCATCTCTTCGTCAATTTCATCTAGACGCGCCCTTAATTCATCAGCTCGAGATCTGTCCTCCCCCGTCCTGGCTTTTATCCACTCATCCAGAGCAGGACGCCTTACATTTTTAAGATGGTCTGACCACGCATCCCAAGCAGCATCACTCTTGGCTGTCAGACCCGCCTCTTGCTTTGCCCACCTCTTCTCAAACTGCTTGGCTGCCCGGATAGCATGATCCGCATTCTGTAGGGCCTCGATAGGGTCTTTGTCGCCCCCATGATGTGCCCAGGTCCCGCCTTGTCCGGGCAAGCTGCCACCTTGATAACCGGGAATACCTGCATGCATGGCATGTCCGCTGCCAGAACCACCCTTGTCTACCTCGACAAAGACAGGCCAACCGTCAAACCAGGCACGCTGCTCGTCATTCATTTGGATACCCCGCTTCAAATGACCTTGTTCGTTTTTGCGTAGGAATTGATCCATCTTTAATTCTTAAAAGCCATTCTCTCGAATGGCTTCCTGAATTCTATTTCGTGCTGTGCTCATCAAGCCTGAATTGTCTCGATATTGAATCAGCTTGTTCCAATCTGTTATACACGCAATTTGCGCTGCTGCTTGTTTTGCTGCTTTCACTTTCCCGTTGATGGGTGCAGAACCAGCCAGCTTGCCCAGGCCTGGTATGATGAGTCCACCAGACGTATACAAATGTGCGTAGATTTTAGA